TGCTAGTGTCACTCTGCGTGTTAGTGCTTTCCAAGGATGTGCTCGGAAAACAGAATCTCGGATGTATTCGTATCGCTGGTTGCATATCCTGGCCGCCTTACTGTCTTCAGTTAGGCTCAGAATATTAGATGCGCCAATCTGATTAAGGGCGCTATTACATATATCGATAATCGATGCTGCCATTAGTGAACACTCTCTATATCGTCACTTGGCACAAATTCTATATCGCCAACAGCTAATCTGCCATCCATTAGAAATGTATAGGCAAACTCACTGGCCTCTTCTGCTGAATCAAAACCATCAAGAGAAATTAAGACGGCGTGGCTCCCGTCCTCGCCCTCTGCAACGTGTACTGCAAGCGTGGCATTCATACGAACTCCAGGAGAAAGGGGGGCAAAGCCCCCCGTTAGCTTTAGTCTACGACGTAGAACATAACCAGCTCGATGGTGCCAGTACCGGCAGCATTGAGCATAGTGACAGTAACAACGTACTCGTTGTCAGCATCTTCTCCGTCAAGATCAACTTCAGTGTTAGCGCCCAAAGCAAGGGTTGCTGCTACGTTTGCACGACCGGCTGAAGTAGTTGCTGTTTCACCCAAAAACTCATCGGGATCGGCGGCAACAGTAGAGCCAGCAGAGTTAACGTATTCAGCGTGACCCACGCTGATGTCAGTGTTTGCGCCAAGGTTATCGAAGTAAGCAAAACCTTCAACGATACGAGCACCGTTAGGCAAAGCGAACATTTCGATCACATCATCAGCAGCAAGCGCAGACGCTTCATAAACAGCGCGTGCAACGCGAAGGTTGCCAGCAAGCTGGTTTGCTTTTACGAACTCAGAAGGATCATCCTGAGTAGTGTCTGTACGAACGTCAGAATATACAGTAGCCATCAGTCAGTCTCCTTATTAGCCGAATGTGTAGCTTTCAGTTTCATCGCAGTCGATCTGCACAATCTTCTCTTCTTCCATGCGAGTCGCACCGAATGTTGCACAGTAGTAAACCTGTGTAGAGAAAGACTTGTCAGCACGCTCTTCGATGCGAGCCATAACGTCTTTACCAACCGCTAGCTTGATGCCGTCTTCCGCATAAGCAAAACAAGTACGGATGTCGCCAGTCTTGCTCAGTCGGTTAGATACGATGAACTTAAAGCCCATGAATGTATCTACTTCACCGCGAACCAAAGCCTTAACGGTGTTGAAGTCAGACGAGGTTACCGCAGTCTCGTTCAACAGACGCTGAATCTGGAAGGGAGAAACGACAATGTAACGAGCAATGCTTGGATCAACAGACTGAACGTCGAGCTTCTGCTTTGCTTCGATCAGCTTCTCGATAGTCAGGTCAGTAGAACCGTTTGCGATCTGCTGAGCAGCAGGCAATGAAGTGCTAGTTGAGCCAGACTTGCCAGTCTTAGCAACGCCAGTAGCGGCAGCGATGATAGAGTCATCCATTGCACGACCCATTGCAGCAGCCGCAGTACGGGCATATGCAGAAGTTGGATCGATCAACAAACGAACTTTATCAGCGTCATCGATTAGGTCAGCCCACTCGTAGCTGTCCATAGTAACCATACGACGCGAGTGAGGCGTATCAAGGATAGGCGTGTCAGAGTGACGTGAAGTACGCTTCACTGCCGCAGACTGACCTACCTGGTCAAAGAACGCTTTTTCACCTGTAACTGATTCCTCAGATACAGAACCACGCAGCAAGCTGCCCATCTGCTGTGAAAGCAACTGGACATTGCTGCTAAACTGCTGCACGAATGCAGTTGTAATTTGAGTAGACATAATTGTCTCCTATTAGCAATGTAGAGTTGGTTTCGCTACCCGACGACCGCCGGACGATAGATTTGTTTGACAGTTTGCGATCTGTCTAACGGCAGGGGCTTACGCTTGTCCTGACTTGGCGGTGCTACTCTTACCTCGGGCCGTAGGCTTGTCGACGGGTTTTTCGCACCAATTTAAAAATGCTTCTGCGGTAGCCAGAGGATCTCTGATCATCGCAGGTGTTCCAAACTCGAGTGTACTCTTTAAAACCTCAAGTTTAAACTCTCGATCTGTTAAATTTTTATCCTGTGGCATATTCTCTCCACTTCATCGCTTCTTGAACGTACCACTGGTGCTCTGGATGACGCGAATCCCAGTACGGCGTATTGGGTTGTGTCAGCTCTGATATCTTTTGCATGGCATCGCTAGGTGTTACGCCACCGTTAGTTTGCACGCCTTCGAGTGTATCCTCGCCTACGCGCTCACGCAGATAGACACCCATGTTAGCCAGCATACGGATGACTTCTGGGTTATCGCCTAGCAATGTGCCATCAGCTAGCTGGATCTCTGTCATCTCGCTATTGCCAAACTCTGCAAGTACGCCATTGGCTAGATTCATTCGATCATCAAACGCATTGCCAAACTCTTTTCGTAAATCGCTCTCGACCTGATCGACCTGCGCTTGCAACTCAGCACCCATTGTCTCAGCCTGACCAAACGTCATTTCGTTGTAGGCATCGAGCATCACCTGGGCTTGTTGTGGGTTCATGCCAGCCTTGTGCGCGGTTTCTTTAAACCACGACACCATGCCATCATCCATTTCCGCGCCTTCGGGCAGATTGTTATAGGCAAACTCGTAGTTATCTGGTGACTCTGGACGACCTAGCTTTGCATAGACTTCGCCCCACTCATCAGCAGTAGCGCTCTTGCCAGGCAGTGCAATCTTATCAGCGCCAACCATCTGTTGTGCATGGACATAGCTTTTGGCTAATGCGCCGATATCGTTAATGTGTTCGAGGCTTGAGTGCCCTCGGATTTCTTCTGGAATACTATCTCGCCAGTCTGCAACAGACTGAGTTACCTCTGGTGCATCGACTGCTTCAGAGACTTCAGCTACCTGTTCTTCACTCATTGATTTGATCCTTTAGTCTTTGATCCCATTCGGCCAACATATTTTTGATAAACAGCACTACCGTTCGCTGACCTTCACGATAGGCTGTGTCCGTCGCTTCCGACGAATACGTGGATGCGTTGAGGTAAAAGCGAGCCTCCATGTGCTCTAATACTTTTTGACCGTCATCCGTTTCAAATGTTCTTTTATAAAACCCTTTTAAATCATCATTCATTACTGACCCTCTAGCGCTCTATAAGCAGGCGCAGCCTGACCCGCGGCCTCCATGAGCTGTACTGCCTGCTGTTGTTCTTCTACTGCGGCTTGTGCTTCTTGTCGCTCTGCACGTATTTCCGCTACCTGATCATTCCCCCGAATAGTGGTTGCCGGTACACCTAGCACCTTGAGCAGATACTTAGACATGCCATCAATATCGATATAGTCCATCGCCGATGGATCAATTTGAGATAGTGGCATAAATAGCTCGATCATGCGTAGTGCCGATTGGATATCACCCGAACGCTGTGCCTTAGCCAACGGTGATACGTATTCAATCTCGATGTCAGAGTCGCGCATAAACTCAGGCGCTGGATTAAACGCCTTAGCTCGCACCATCAGGTTATACACACGACCAATCATAGGTTGTAGCAATTCAGCCTGTAAGCGTCCCAGAACAGGACCAAGCAAGCGCATCTTCTCTTCGGTACGCTGCACCACCTCGGTCGCTGTCATCTGCGGCCCTTGACTCATGATGAGCTGGTCGACGTAGAACGCAGACTCGATAGCACGACGGCGCTGCTCTTCCATGTTTAGACCCAGTGGATTGTTTGCGCCAATATTAAGCGGCTCAAGACGATCGCGAGTGCCGGATCGGTAAAAGTTAAGACCACCAGGTACGGTTCGGATTGGCAGCATAAATCCATCATCAGGCACCATTAGCGGCGGATCAACCTGCTTCTGCGCTGCACGAATTGTTACTTCTGACATCTTGTTCAGCATTTTGATGTCAGGCAATGCGACCATTGCGGGTGATCGACCGTAGCCAATCTCAAAACTAGCCTTTAAGAATCGAGGTGCGACGTAGGGGAACTCCTCAAAGCCCGACTCGCTAAGGATCGTGCGGCTACCTGGATCTAAATAGACCGAGGCAAACGGCATGTTGCGATTATCCTTGCGTGTTACATCACGCTCGTCACGCGGGTAGACCGCATGGATCAACGTCACTTCTTGGTAGGGATCTTTCTTGGCAACATTGTGTATCTTGCTGTCAATAACCTCTTCGCCAAAGCGCTGAATGACTGCACGCGCTGGCATCTTAAATTGACGAAACACGGTATCAACGCGCCCTTTGTCATCTTCAGACAAATACACTTCAGCGCAATGCTTAGTCGAGAATCTGATCTGCGTATCAGGATCTGACTCAATAAACATGACCCCAGTGCCAAACGTAATCAGATCTGAGTACAGCTCGTGAATCTGCTCTTGGAAGTTAGAGCGGTTGAATGCCAAGTACATATCGTCTTCGACAGACTCTAGCCATTCTTTCGCTTCATCGTTCTCGTCTAGCTGACGATTGCGAAACCTAAGAGAAAACCATCGGGTAGCCGCATTAGTTAGCATACCGTGAAGGCTAGCAGCCATCAGCTCTGCG